GATCAGTTGTGCAAGGACGAGAACGGACGCTTGATGTTCCGGCAGTCGGTGGTGTCGGTGGCGCGTCAGAACGGTAAGTCGTTTGCGTTGCGTGTGCTTCTTCTGGGCTGGTTGCTTCACATGCCGATTGAACGTGGCGAACCTCAGACGGTGCTTACAACTGCTCATCGTCTTGACTTGGCGAGTGAGTTGTTCAACAGTCTTGCTCCGATTCTTGAGGCTCAGTTTGATGCGAAGGTGATTTACTCGTATGGTCGCCAGTCGGTGACGATGAAAGATGGCACTCGCTGGTTGGTTCGAGCTGCAACGCCATCGGCTGGTCACGGCCTCAGTGTGGACTTACTAATTGTCGACGAGCTTTATGGTTGCTCGGCTGAATCTATCGAGGACGGCATGGTTCCGACTCAGCGCGCACGGCGTGATCCGTTGATGTCGTGTTGGTCAACTGCTGGCACTGAAGAGTCGGTGGTGTTCAAGAGGATGCGTGAGCGAGGCATTGCAGAGATTGACATGGGCATCAGGTCTCGTTTGTATTACGCCGAGTTCAGCCCTCCGGCACATCTCAACCCTGAGTCTCCAGAGGCGTGGCCCTACAGTAACCCTGCCCTCGGAACGACGCTAGAGATGGAAACCATTGAGGAAGAATCACGGCAACCAAACAAGGCTGCCTTCCTTCGCTCGGCTGTAAACATTTGGGTCACCTCGCATCGCAGCTGGCTCGATCAGGGTCTGGTCGCTTCACTCAATGACGCTGGCGAGTTACCTTCTGAGGGTGGCTGGCTTGCTGTGGAATCCTCCACGGATGACATGCGCTTTGTTGGTGTCAGGGCTGTCGAGGTTGGCGACAAAGTGCTCGTCACTGTGGAGTTCATTGTGGACAACTTGCGTGACTTGTGGACATCAGTTGAGAAAGCCAAAGCAGATCACAAAGGTTTACAAGTTGCCTGTGGTGCAACGCTCGACGTGCATCTGTCCCCAGCGATGAAAGGGTCAGCAATTCTTGTTGGCGTTCGAGAGCTGCAAAAGTGGACAACAGTTGTCAGGTCGATGACGATGGCTGGACAAGTTCGCCACACAGGAGAAGAGCTACTGGTCGAACAACTCAACAGGGCAGTCCTCGTTAAGCATCAGGGTCACATGTCTCTCAGCTCGGCTAGATCACCGGGGCCGATAGAGCTAACACGCGCATACGTGTGGGCTGTGGCTATGGCTGGCAAACCCAAAGCACAGACCAGAGTCGCTTACGCCTTTTCGTCATAGTTTCTTTATCTTTGCATAATCGTTGCAAATGCAATAAACCTGTGTCACAATCACACTGATGGGATTATTCACTCGCACCAATCCACCTGCCTTTGCTGCAGAGCCGATCAAGGCTGCAGCTGGCGTTGCTGGCGTTGCTGGCTACGGTGTAAACAGTTACATCTCTTGGAGTGGCTCGTTCAAACGTGAGCAAGCAATTCAGATTCCAACAATCTCTCGCGCACGTGACCTGATCGTGTCGCTTATCTCTGGCCTTCCGTTCAACCAGTATTCGCTGATGTGGGATGACCAAGCAGGCGAGTATGAAGAGATGATGATTCCTTCTGAGACTTGGATGACTCGACCTGATCCGAAAGTGTCGCGCCAGTTCTGCCTTGCTTGGACGGTGGATGACCTCCTATTTTTTGGGCGTGCTCACTGGGTAGTCACCTCACGCTCGTCTACAACTGGTTTCCCTCTTTCCTTTCAGTGGATTCCTGCAGCCAACGTGGAACTGCCGAACATGCCCGGCCCACAGTATTGGTCAATGCCGACAGAGATTATGTTCAACGGTATGCAACTTGACCCTAAAGATGTGATCACTTTCTTGTCTCCGATTCAGTCGTGGCTCACAATGGGTGCTCGCGCCATTGAAATCTCTAACCGTCTTGACAATGCAGCAATGCGTTTTGCAAGCAACGAAATCACAGCTGGCTATCTTCAGCAGACCAACGGCTCTGAACCGATGGACGGTGAAGCACTCAGTGATCTGTGTGCAGCGTGGTCGCAGGCTCGTCAGCGCAACGCCATTGGCGCACTCAACAGTTCCGTGGAATGGAAAGAGTTCAACAGCGATCCGTCGAAGCTCCAACTTGTGGAGGCTCGCAAGCATCAAATGACTGAACTTGCAAACCTTTGCAACGTGCCACAAGTCCTCGTTGGTGCTGATGCCGGTACAGGCATGACCTACAACAACGTGCAGGAATCGCAACGCGCTCTCTACATGTCAGCGAAGCAATACATCGAGTGCATTAGTCAGACTCTCTCTATGGACAATGTCTTGCCACGTGGACGATTCTGCAAACTGGACATCTCGGATTACATCGACCACGACGAAGAAGTCATGGACACTCCAGACCCAATCGCAAATGTGAGGACACAATGAAACTTGATCTATCATCCCCAATTTTCTCAATTATTTCTGCAGGGCCAGACGGCACACCCCGACGCACAATCGAAGGTGTAGCAGTGGAATGGAACACAATTGCAACCGTTTCTTCAGGACAGCAAGTCAAGTTCCTTCCCGGCTCCCTTCCAACTGACGGCCCTGCACCCAAGTTCATGCTTGACCACTCAGCCGACAAGCCTCTTGGCATGGTCGTTGAGCGCGTCGATACTGGCGAGGCAATGTTGTTCTCTGCTCGTGTCGGCCCCGGTCAAGTCCGTGATGAAGTACTTGCCATGGCTGGCCCCGGCGAGTATTACGATTCCGTCTCAGTCGGAGTCGAACCAGTCGATTACACATTCGATGAGAATGTCATGATCGTAAAATCAGGCCGTTGGATGGAGCTATCACTGCTCCCATTCGGCGCGTTTGCATCAGCGAAGGTGGCTCAAGTAGCAGCTGCCGAACCTGAACCAGAAACCCCCACACCTACAGATTCCGAGGAGGAACAAGTGGAAACACCAGAAACCCCAACAGCAGTCGAGGCTGCCGTTCCAACAAACATCGTCTTTGCAAGCCCACGCAAGCAAGTCGAACTTCCAACAGCAGTTGAGTACATCGCAGCAGCAGTTGCAGGTGGCGATCAGTGGCGAGCAATGTCAGAAGCACTTCGTGCAGCTGCACCAGACATCGTCACAACCGACACCCCCGGACTTCTTCCAACACCAATCATTTCACCTGTTTACAACAACTTCATTGGTCGTCGTCCAGTAGTTGATGCAATTGGTGTTCGCGCACTTCCACAAGGTGGCAAAGTGTTCATCCGTCCAGAGGTCACCACGCACACCACAATCGGTGCTTCTATCGCTGAACAGTCACCATCGCAAGGCACTCTTGTCGTGTTCAACAACCAAGTCACCAAGCAAATTTTCGGTGGATACGTGAACATCTCAGAAGCCGACATCGACTGGAGTGATCCTGCAATCTTGTCAGTCGTACTTGACGACATGGGCCGTATCTACGCCAACGCAACAGACAACTACGCAGCCGACCAGCTTGTTTCAGGAACAACCGTGACACGCAACTTCTCCGGTGCTTCTTCTCTGGATCCTGCGTATTGGGTCGGCTGGGTTGCTGGCGCAGCACAGACAATCTTGAACTCAAGCAATGGCAACTTGCCAACTCACTTGTTTGTAAATCCCGAGTGGTGGGGCGTTCTTCTGCAACTTAGCGACACAACAGACCGTCCGTTGTTCCCTCAAATTGGGCCAATGAACGCATTTGGTAACCTCGCACCGGGACAAGTCAACGGTGTTGCATTTGGTTTGCAAGTTGTAGTTGATCGCAACTTCCCTGCAGACACAGTTGTCGTTGCAGACGCATCTGGTTACGAACTGTACGAACAGCAGAAGGGCGCAATCAGCATTGACTCGCCTTCAACGCTTTCACGCACTTTGGCTTTCCGTGGTTACTTTGCATCGTTGATGATTGATTCAAGCAAGTTCGTCAAGGCTGCAATCGTCGCCTAACGCAACAAACTAGAAGGACTGCAAAACAATGGCTACATACAATCTTGCGTTTCACACACGCCTAGACGGTGTCGTTGTTTTGCAAACCTTTGTCGATACTGACATTCAGGTTCAAGACTCAGTCACCATTGCTGGAGCTGGTCACGACCTCAACGGTACGCATACGGTCATCTCAAACACACCCTATGAATACCTCGGTCAAGACGAAGAAGGCGATCTACTGTTTGATTACAGCGTCATCCGAGAGAACCAGTTTCTCTTCCTTGATGCTGGCGCAGACCTTGAGAGGTCGGTGGCTACCGGGACAGTAGCTACCACCTCGACGGCCTGCACATGGATCACATCTGCAGACGTTCTCTCGTGGCTTGGCATCGCAACAGCGACAGCCAACGACACAGCCTTCGTTACTGTTTGCACGGAAGCAGCTAACGCGCTCGCGTTCAGGCGCAGAAGGAGCGCCGGATACACCGATGCTTTCTCGCCTGCACCGAGTGCCGATGTGAAACTCGGAACAACAATGATGGCTGGAAACCTTTACCGTCAGCGTGGAGCTGCAGGTGGAGAATCGTTTATGTCGTATGAGTCGATGCAGGCTGGAGGCTCACCTTTAGCAATGGGTGACATCCTGCGTTTGTGGGGCGTGAACCGTCCACAGGTTGCCTGATGGGTCAAACAAATGACGCTCGCATCAGGCTGGAAACAGCACTGACCACAGCTGGCGTTGTTGTCGTTTCCGACTCTCGCAATGCACGGCCTCTGTCAGCAATCATCGACCCTCCGACAATCACAAGATCGTCAACCAATCAAACTGTTCTGTCTTTCCCTGTCAATGTCATGATGCCACCACCCGGAAACCTTGACGCGCTTATTGCGCTTCTCGATTTGATGGACACCGTGATGCTTGCAACTGGAGCGACAGACGCATCGCCTACTGTTTACACAGTCGGTAATCAAGAACTACCTGCCTACACGGTAACCGTGCCGTGGGTGGCTTACCCATAAAGGAACACATGGCAACATACAAAGTCATCGCAGACAATGTCTCAGGCAAGAAGCCCGGCGACACAATCACAGACGAGGAACTCATCGGATGCTCCGTTGAGGCTCTCATTCTCGGTGGTCACATCGAGGCAAACAAAACATCCAAAACAACCAAGGAAGCAGAGGCCGAGTAATGGCTATTTATGTAAACAAAGACATCCAAGTGAAAGTCAACACTGTTGACCTCACGACCTATGTCACGAGCGTGGAAGTAGTCAACGCTGTTGACGCAGTTGAGATCACAGCCATGTCTGCATCATCAACCAACGGTCACTCGTTCACAGGTGGTTTGCAGAACAACACCGTCACAATCAACTTCAACCAAGACTTTGCAGCCACCAAGGTGCATGCAACTCTCAAGGGGCTTGTTGGCGTTCCGACCACAGTTGTTGTTCGTCCTACCTCTGCAGCTGCTGCAGCTGGCACGAACCCAGACTTCACTGTGACCTCGGCTCTTATGTCTGAGTACCGTCCAGTCATGGGCGCTGTGGGCGACCTAGCCACCGTTGGCGCCATAACGTTTGCTGGTGGCCTTTACACAGAGACTGCATAATGTTCGAGCTTTTCATCGCCACCGTGCTGGTTGATGGAAGCGAACATGAAGTCGCTCTGTCAGTAGCAAGTCTCCTTGAGTTTGAAAGATTGCACACCGTGTCAATCATCAAAGCCATCGACGACAATCTCTCAATGGAATACCTCGTCACACTTTCCTACCTCGCTATGAAGCAGGAAGGCCACGTGTCCAACATTGAGAAATACAAAACAGAAGTCAAGGGTGTCTCCTACAGGGTGGAGCGCATCCCTTTTGGCGAGACGGTGTCCACGGAATTATTGCCGGACTAATCCTTCAGGGGATTCCATGGCAAGACCTCCGAGAGATGCCGGTCACGCTCATCTCAACCCTTAGCCAAGCAATCCAAGATAGGCA